AGTGTAAAGATTAGTACCGTCGCTCAATACCGTAGCAATATTGCCAGCTGGTAAAATTAAAGGAGTTTGACTGCTGCCTTGACACTTGAATGTAATGTTATAACCAGTTTGGTTAGTGTTATTAACCAAAATGTAAATCTGGGTAATTGCCGGCAAAGTCACTGCCAAAGTTTGTGTTCGTGTGCCAGATTGCGCAATATAAGTTTGAATAATTGGCGCGTAAGAAACTAAGCTAAATGTATTACCAATAATGGTATCCACATCATAAGTTGCTGAGTTAAATGTAACAGCAGATGGAGCAACCCAGCCAACTGTAATAAACCCACCGCTGACAGAATCATAAAAAATAAAACCGGAATCGCCCGGATTAGTTACGATGGTGCTCTCGCCATTAATTAAATTGGGCGATGTTGGAGTAATGGATAGTGAACCAGTTCCATTGTTTCTAAAACCAATCCACCAGCCAGTGGATAAAGTTTGAACAGAAGGAAGGTTATATGTCCCGGCTCCGGCATTCCAATTAAATGTTGTGCCACGGCTTGCGTCGTTAATATTTGGGGTGGATGTGACGTCTACTATGTTTTGACTCACAGCAAGTTGGCCATTAACTGTAGTTAGTCCAGCACCAGCTAATGCAGCTGCGTCAGCAAACGATGTACCAACACCAAACGCTACACTGCCCCATACACCACCAGCGGTAGAGTTATTTGTAAGATAGTAGTATCTAGCATTACCACTGGATAACGTAGTAGAATTTGCGCCAAGATAATCTTTGATTGTGATTGTATTCGTGCCAAGATTGCGGAACAAAATATCGGCACCAACAGTGCCTTGATCTGCTTCTGGTAAATAAATAACAGCAGCATTAGCATTAGAGGCAACGCAATCGATAATACGAGCAGCAGGAACTTCGCCAGTGCCTTGATTAACAATAGAAGGCCAGTATAGGGGCGTATTTGAACTGAAAGAAAGTGCATAGTAGGATACGTCTGTTGGAGTAACAACAGTTCCTGTAAAGGGCGATGTGTATACTGGTGTTGTCATTTATTAGGGTTCCTGTACATTCGTATTGCGATCCACGCGACGAGAGTTGTCTTCTTTTTTAAGCGCGTCAATTGCATCGGTGTAGTATTGTTTCCAAACTGGCAATTTGTCCAAAGCTTTCAAATAGCCCTGTGCTTGTAATAATGCGCCATATAACATCGCTTGTGGGGCAATTTGTGTCCACAAGTTTTGCTGATTAGTTGCATCCAACGGTTGAATTTCAGCAAAGTAAATAATTTCTACTGGATAATTTTGGTCTGGTTTTGGTGCAAAGTTCCAGTTGCTGTAGTCATAGTCGGCATAATACAAAGGCTGGCTATTAGAAGATTCCGCTAAATACTGAGACACATAATCTTGGCTACGAAGCAAAACAGGCTGGCCGTTTACTTTCATTGAAACCGTTTTGCGCCAACGAGCTGGTTTGTTTAAAACTGTTTGATTAGTAGCCAAACTGGTTTCTACAACAATCAGTTGCAGATACGTTTTTAGTTCAGCAGCGATAGATGATTCTGCCAACGCAATTAGGTTTGGAATCTGCGCAATAAAGTCTGCGTCATCACGCTCCATGTATTGCTGGATGTTCAGCACTAAACTATCATAGGTCATTATTACTGACATGGCTTACCTTGTATAGTAACTGATGTTAGGTTGGAAATAGATTGGCGACTTATCGCGCTCTTCGTTATTAGCAGCCATAAATGCTTTTTCAGCTTGACCTTCTAAATATTGAATGCGAGCCAACTCTACACCGGGCAACTGTAATGCCATGCTGTGGGACAACTGTTTTTGTACACAGTTGATCCAGCGGTCTGGCACATAGATTTCGTTAGTCAACGAACCAACGTCTTGCATTTGCTTTTCAATTACCAACTCAAATACTTGGTAGTTATTGTTTGGTACGGGCCACAAATACATTGACGGATCAATGGTGCGGTCATACCAATATTGCAAGGAGCGTTGGCTTGGGAACTGTTTGTTTGGCAAGTTCCAATAGTCATCGCGGTTTAGACGAGCCAATGGAATAACTTGCTGAGACTGCGCAAATTGAATTGCGCGTAGTGAGAACGTGCTAGTTGTACTACGGTTTTTTAAACGATAGTAGTAAAACTGCTGAGTTGCTTGAACTTGGAAATATGCCCAACCAAAATCATTTAAGGTTGTGGATGGGAATGATTGCCAAGTAGTCCAGTTAACACCATCATTACTAACTTGCAAATCCAAATTGTATGTTGTTGAGGTGTTTGGAGAATACGCATTAAAGCCCACATAAAAGATACGGGTTTGGTTACCATACGCTGCACCAAAATAGTTTTCACTAAGGGTTGATGTAGCATACAAACTTAAATCAGCATTGTTTGTTTGGTCAAACAAAGCTGGTGAGTTGACGTTGTCAACCGGCAATGCTGCTGAAATGGAAGGATTAACAATGTAAATCCAGTTTGCCTCACGCACATCAATCGTGGTTGGCGGTAGTGTAATCCACTGCGCATTGGTTTGCGCACCGACTACATACTCTTCTAGCAACCAAAGATTAACGCCCAAGTTTGATAAGTTTTGCAAGTTATAAAACAATGCTTGCTTGGCTGTATCAATATACTCGGGCGTGATTTCTTCTGCTGTTTTACCAGCATCACGATATGCATAAGAAATTAACTGGTCGACATTGATAGTTGTCTGACCAGTTGTTCCACTGTAAGCCATATTACCTTCCGCGGCCGGAGGCGCGCTTAGTTACTTTTTTGGGGAGCTTGCTACTTGCTGGACCAGCTTTTACAAACTCCTTACCGACTTTCTTAGGAATACCTAATGTGCTTTTACCAGCTGCAGCCGCATACATCGCGGCTTGCTGATCTTTAGACTTGTATGGCATTAACAGGCCTTTCCGCCTTTTTTGTAAATACCGGGCTGATTGCTGTATGAAGAACCAAGATTAGAAAATGCTTTACCAACTCTTTGCATAAAGCTTGGTTGTGGTGCTCTACGACGCACTGGGGCTGGAGCTGCTGGGAAAGCTTGCTTACCGTTGTAGCTACCACCATTCATATCTTGCTCAGAAGGCACACCACCACCATTAACATCTTGCTGCGATGGGTTGCCGGGCGGGGTATCCATATCGGCAATATCACCCTGATAACCAGACATCGCTGAAGATGGGCTTGTACCAAGAGCGGCGTTCATACGAGCTCTAATAAATGGATCAGTTTGATCTGCTCCACCCATCCATGATTGCTGGTCTGCAGTTAAACCGCCGTCGGCCATCTTTTTAATTTTGCCGCCTTTTTTCTTAGCAGGTGTGCCATATTTGGCAGTAGCTTCAGCTTGTTGCTTAGCAAACTCTTCTTTTTGTGCTGGGCCTAATTTGTCAATGTTTGATTGACGATTCTTTTCGTAATCACTCATTGGGGCTTGAGCTGTTTTGGCATCATTGTCAACAGACTTGCCTTCAGACATCTTTTTAATCTTGCCGCCTTTTTTATACTTATTTGCCATTTCTTTGGCGCCAGACTTAGCAGCGGCTTTTTTGTCGCCAGTGGGGGCTACTTTTTTGATCTTGTCTTTTTCGCCAGCTGGCATCTTGTTAGTCTTGCTAACATCGCTACCTTTAAACGCAGACTTTTCAGAAGCGCGTGATGGAGCCTCAGCTTTTTTTGGCTTGATGTCTTTTGCTTTTTCGATGCTGTCTAAATCGCCAGATTTTTTCTTAGCGCCATAAACACCAATCGCACCGCCGGCTTTAAATTTCTTAACAGTACCAGTTGCTTTTTTGGAGCGACCACCTTTTTTGAGCTTAATCTCAGTTGGCTCAGACTTATCATGCTCGGCTTTATCGTGTTGCTTGAAAGCCTTTTTAATCATCTTTTTGTCTTGTTCGATGTCGGCTTTTCCGCCTTCTTTCATCTTTTTAGATGATGAACCGCCCCAGCACATTTCTTTGGCTTTTGCGTGACCGCCTTCTTTGAAGGCTTGCATCTTTGGTAGTGTTT